TGAACCTTGTCATATGGAATTAATTTATATAATAAAAGTCTAAATATACCAATAAATTTATCTTTTTTTATTTTAATATGAAGATGACTAATACTATATTACTAATAATTTTGTTTTTACTATTAATCGTATTAGCCAAATCGGTATACGATATAACATACGAACATTTTGATAATGCGATGGTGGATAAATCCGAATTGATGGATAATGTATATAGATTATCGCGTAAAACCACAGTCAATATTGCTGGGAAAGAATTAGACGATAAATTAATTACTAGTTTTATTAAAAATGACGCGGAATCCGGATCACCATCCCTTGATTATCCAGAAGAAACCCCGAGTGAAGTAACGGAATCGTCTTCATTGGATGAAATTGAAAAAGTTAAATTGGATTACGAGAATTTAATTGAAACAAAAACCCAAAAACAAAATATTAAACTATCTAATTTGTTATATGAACTTCAAAAAATAAATAAGTTAGAAAGTAAATTGGAATGTAAGTAATTTTTTTTATTACTAAATATTAATTAAGATGAAGATGAATAAAAAAAGTATTAGTATTTTATTTTTATTACTTCTTCTTATTATTATTATAGTATTATTATCCAAACCCAATATAGAAAACTTTCAAACAAATAAAACCCGATATGTAATTGATTTTGATAATGAAACGAAACCTAGTCATATGTATAATATCGTATCAAAAACGATGGGTGATAATGTAAGTGGATTTAATTTCAATGGTGTAAATTCGTATATAGAAATCCCAAATATGGATTTAGATGTTTTTACGATATCTATGATTGTTTATATGACCAATATGGACAAAAAGCAATATCTAATGTCTGGGGATATGGAGGTTTATGTTGAAAATGGTCAATTATACATGAAACACAAAAATCAAAAAACTGTTTTTAAAAATGGCATCGAGGTTAATAAATATAACCATTTGGCATTTAAAATTCAAAATAAAAAATTAATTGTATTTTTTGACGGGACTGAAATAGAATACGACTTTACAAATAAAATAAATTATACAACACTCAATATAGGAACTAATAATCTGAAAGATACATTTTTTAAAGGACTTATAGGTGAAATCAAGGTATTTAGTTCGGTTAAAACGAACTCCGATTTATGTAAGTTGCACGACGCGTGTCAGTTACAATCATGTAAGTTTGATCCAAATGGCGAAAGTCGAGATGAATGCTACAAAAACTGTATTGATTCTAAAGATAACGATTGTAATGACGAAGCATGTACTAAAAAATGCCTTAACGAGTCAACCTCCAACTGGAAACCACCGTGTGAATTCAAACCCTATGGAAGCGATATATTTAGTTGTATGAATTTTTGCGTAACCAAAAACAATTGTAATTACAAGAATTGTCAACAACTATGTGAATCGTGTGACGATGTTGATGTATGCCCTTGGATCGCTAAAAAACCGAATGTTAAAAACAAACCCATATTCAAACCAGTAGATACATCTAAACTAAATGGGGAACCATTACCACCTAAAATATTTGTGTTACCTTATAATGGAAAATTTCTTATAAAATGGACTCCACCAAATAAATATGAAGGACAAGAAGGTGATATTGAAGAATATGTCTGCTTTGTTTATAAAACCCTAAATAAAGCAGAGGGTGTTCAAATGAGTAAAGTCCCATTTCCTGAATGTAAAGACTGTAAATTTGTAGTAGATGAGTTAGATTTAGATACGTATTATAGTGTTGGTATACGGGCGTATAATAAAAAGGGGCTTAGTAAAATGTCCAACTTAGTGTCGATGAAACCGAAGTATAAGAAAAACATTAAGAAAACCGACGACCGTCCAAAAGAAACCGCGACAACTGTCTCACCCCCATTATGTCCAATTAAATAAAGGAGTCTTTTTATATTTTATTTTCTTTTATTTTATTAAATGATGAATAGATTATTACTAATTTTTATACTATTTTTAATGATATTCTTATTATTATTATTATCGGTTGGTCCTTCCGAACATTTTAATCTATCGAAAGACTTACCCTCTCCCAAAGATATATATATTAAAGACACTGATGATTTGTTTCCTGATACCGATAAATTAGCTACACTCAAAAATATAAAAAAATATAAAAATATAGATTTATACGATAAAGTAGTTAAAATGTTATTTTTTGATAAAAGTGCTTTTATAATTGAATTTAATGAGGAGGAACCATATACCATTTTAATAAATATTGAAAGTTTAAATACATCGGTTAATCAGACCGTCGTATATAATACAACCAATGATGGAAAATTGGTTTATAAAATATATATATTCAATGGAAGTTTATACCTCCAATATAACAAACAAACTGTAAAATTCAGTTCTAATTTAAATGCTAATAGAAATTACCCCTTAGTAATAAATAAAAGCCCACGAAAGATAACGGTATTTTTTGATGAAATTCAAAAAGATATAAATTCAACTACCAATTTAACCGGTGATAAAATAATATTAGGCTCAATCTATAATAATCATAAAATTATGAATCCATTCCAGGGTTATATTGGAAATATTAATATTTACAAGGAACTCATAACCGCTAAAGATTTATTTAATAATATGGATATAAGAGGTTCCATTGTAAAAAAGAACGTGGAAATTTGTAAGTTCTTACCAGAGGGATATAATGTAAAATCGTGTGTATCTAAATGCCAAAAAAATAATGGATGTGATGTGAATTACTGTACCAAAATATGTGAGAAATGTATAGATTATAATAAGTGTAAATGGGTCAAGGAACCCAAAATAGAACCGAAGGCATCGCCACCTAAACCCGATATACCATACCCACCAAAAATAAAATGCTATGCGGGCGATTCTAATATTGAAATAAGATTTAAAAAGCCCTTTGATAATTATAATCCGATAAGTAAATATTTAATAAAATGCTTTAAAAGTTATAAAAACAATGGGTTTACTAAGATCGCAACGTTTGATAGTATTGAGTGTGGTAAAAATAGTTGTAGATATATCCTACACGGTTTAGATAATAAGGACTATTATAATATTAGTGTTCAAGCGGTAAATAGTATAGGTATAAGTCGTTCATCAAATGAAGAAACAATAGCGCCAAATGGCGAATTATCGCCGAAGAAAATCTCATCGGCATTAATTGAAAGCGACGACGAAATAAAAAAGGAAGTTTTGAAAAAATTTAACTATGATAATACGTATTGTGATGCGACATCATTCGCTAATTATGATGAACATTTATTGGATACAATAGATGATAAATATGATATAGAAATGTTTATAAAGAATGAATATTTGAAGAAGGAATATAATAATTAGGAAAGCAATAATAATTTTGTTTAATAACTTTAATAGGATGATAAAAATTTTATTAATAGTAATACTAGTTGTATGTCTTTTTTTTTTAATTAGGAAGGAACACTTTGAACCATCAACCACCAATAGTTTTAAAGAACCATCAACCACCAATAGTTTTAAAGAACCATCGGCCAACGAAATTAATAGTTTTAAAAAAAAATTGGCACAAAACGCTCTTAGACCAGAAATAGCACTAAGTGAATGTAAATTTGACCCAACTAAAATTAGTCAGGGATTCGGCACAATTCTATCATGTAAAGACTATTGTAATAACAGTGATAATAATTCTAAATTTGGTGGCGTATTATGCAATGAAGCCGTGTGTGAAACCCTATGTAATAGATGTACCGATACGCAATTTTGTAGATGGAATAACATTCCAGTCTTAACTCAGCAGGAACAAGTACCCGAACCTATAGAACTTGAATATATACTCAAAAATAATGAGATTATACTTAGATGGGAGAAACCGGAAAGTGAGACTCCATTATCGCATTACTGTTTAGCGATTACTAGAGCAGAGAATATAAAAAAATTGGAAATTGAGGTTAATAACGATATCCACCTTGATTTTATTGAGCATATTACGAAAAATTTACATCCCGATAGTACGTATTTTATTGAGGTCTATGCCCGAAATAGAGTTGGATATAGCGAGCCATCAAATAAAATTAAAGTAAAAACGGCGCCTTCCAATAGTAGTGGGAATTTATCAGACATTCCCGAAGACATTCCCGAAGAGGACCAATCATTTATAGAAGAGTTTAAAAAAAAACTAGAGGATGATATGGAGGAAAGGAACCCCTATAAAGATATAGATTTAAGTTCGCCATTATCTATATTAACTCAAGATCAAAAAAGAGATTCGCAACCGACCGAAAATTTAAACTTAGAGGTATTTTTTAATTAAAAAATTGATTTCACATTTCAAAAATAAAAAGGAGTATATTATCGTGTCAATAATTATGGGTTCTCAATCATCGCGACCGAAACCACCCTCACACTCAAAAACTCGGACAACCTTAAAACACACTGAAAAATGTGATAAATCGGGAAGTCAACTTGAATGTCGTTCACAAAAAAAGACAAATGAAGCTTATGGCACTTTTAACATTCATAACAGCAAATCTAAACTGTCTCGCGCAGCACGACAGGATTTGGATTCAATGTTTTTCGAATAAATGTAAATTAAAAATAAAAACGGTAATCAATTAATATTAGGACTATTATAATAATATTGAATCTATTAGAGAAAAATACAAAAAAACGAAATATATTCTTTTCTTTTCATTGTATCTATTATTAGTTTAGGATTCCAATAAATAATTAGTAATATTGTTTATTCTTCCAACCACTTTACTATTATAGAAAATGAATAACCCCGTTTATAGAATGTAGGCAGAATTAGCTGCCAAAACTCGCCACGTATTGAATATCCGTCGTTTTATCAAATCCTTCTAAAAAATTATGAAAATCTTCTGAGATTATATCATCATTATAATGCACTGAATTACTCATTTCAGTTAATACTTGTCTTAATGTAATTGGTTTATTATTTTTTTGTTTAACAACAAGATAATTCACATACTGTGATAATTCATTTTTATCTATATTACTATAGTAATAGTTCCACTGAGACGCTCTATTGTCTTTAATAATTATAGTTTTTTCTTTAGTGAATACTTCATCTAATTCCATAATGTCGTCAATACACGAAATACTAAAAGGACAGTTAGGGAATATCTCATCCAAATCTTTAAAAAGTTTATTATATTTTAGTTCATCCAAATCCTCTTCATTCATCTAATAATTTATCTATAATTGTATTTAAATATTTTTTACGAATAGTAATGATGATATGATAATTTAAATACATATAAATTAAAAAAACTTATACTATAAATATAATATAAATAATGGAATTAATTTTTTGTTTAATCTTAATAACGCTGTTTTTAATTTATGTTCAATTCTTCGCCCCATCATCCGAATCCTTTAACGCCAACTCGGAATCGTCTTGCGAATTTATACCCTGGGGTCCAAGTAAACGCGCCTGTGTTGATAGATGTCGTGTTGATCGTGCTTTATGGGGTGGTGAAGCGTGTTCCAGTTCATCATGCTATTCAATATGTAATATGTGTGTAGATAATTCTAAATGTAAATGGTTAAATTCGAGGGATATGTTGGAAGAAGCCAGACAAAAACTACAAAACCCACCTCCCGAAATGGACATCAAAATAGACATTCGCGGAATACCGAGTGATAAAAGCGTCATAATAAATTTTATTCACGATGATAGGGTGGATAACTATTTATTGAAATATTTTGAAAGCGCGAATCCTGGAAGTGGTGTGACTATATTTAAGATAAAAGAGCCCAAAAAGGACTTTAATACTATTAAGATAATAAATTTAAAAAATGATGTCACCTATTCATTTGTAATTGTGCCAATGATTGATTCAAAAATACAAAATATGAGCGAAAAAGTGGATGTAACTCCGAGTGGTAGAATAAATACCGATATTTAAACTAAAATTTTTAAAAAAAGTTTTGACAAATAAATATAACACTTTTAAAAAAACTCTAAGCCGCATAAATAGAATCTAATTTTTTCGGATCTCCTAATGTTTGTCGCTTACCTTTTTTAGTGAAATGGTAATATTTTTTAAATTTGTGTTCAGATGGTTTATATGGCAAGAAATTTTTTTTATTACTTACAATAGGGGTTATTTTTGAAATATAACCTTTTTGGGGATAATCAACATAGTATTTCGTTTTTTTGAGCAGCGCGCGCTTATCTATCCACCTATCCATCATTAAATCCTCTATTTTATTAATTTCACCACCCATACATTGCGTTACATAACGTTTAAATTTTTTAGTTTTATTTTTATGATTTTTTTTATATGAACTGGATAAATCTTTAAGCAAACACTCATAGTCAAATGGAATACCTTCTATTTCTTTATATAGTTCAGGCAATTCCTTCCGATGTCTATAATTAAATACCATTAAATCATACGAGGCGTGTTTAAAATGATTAGATTTCACATAAGGAAAACATATTTCGGCCTCAGCCACATTAAATATTAAATGAAATTTATCGTTTATTTTAGCATATATCCGCGTCTCTTCATCTATATGCTGTTTCCAATAAAATTGTCTTTCCGAGCTTTTAAATTCAATATTTTTAAATTTTTTCTTAAGTTTTTCCATCATTATCCCGATAATATATGGCATATTTGAGCTATAAACTTGATAATTTATAACAGGAATATGTTTACTTGGGTCCGTCATATAATAATTGTGGGTATATGGCCCATATTCAACCATAATATCTGATTTTTTTATTTCCCCTTTTAAAAAATCCAGTATTTTTTGTAGTTGTTTATCGATAACGAAATCTTTGTCATATGGTTCGCATACATTCCTAAACTTAGTTTGATAATAGTTTTCAAGTAGGGCTAACCGCGTACCGACTTTAGGTAATCTGGCAATATTTCCTTGAGGTTGAGATAATTCCCAATACATAGAAACTTTCAACCATTCAGGTGACGATATAAATAATTTAGTAGGATATATCGAACTTAGCGTGTTATAGTCAAATGTCTCTCTGTAAATTTTATCCGATTCATTTTTATTTTTTATATTAATTACAGGAATTTTATTGAAAATGGATTCGCATTTACCATTAATCTTTACACTACAAGTTCTACAATTATTTGTTTTCAGTGTTTCAATTGGACACCCGACTTGCGTTAAATCTAACATAGGTATAAAATCTACACTAACTTTATAGGTTTGGTGATGTTTATCATTTAAAATACTCGGTTTTGCCTCAACATAATCGTACCCCATATCAAATAATATATCACATAATTCCTTAGCTTGATTCCACGCATCAGGTGAAAACACATCATAATCGGGAAACTCATGCTTAACATAGAACCCCTTTCCATCTTTTTTTTTAATATATTCGTGTATGGCCTGACCACCATATAATTTCAACCCCTTTTCCATTATATATTGTTCAACGACATTAAATGGATTTGGTAAGTTGGAATCTTTCCAAAAAAAATGTTTCTCAGCCGCTTTAAGAACTGCTTTTTTCTTTTCATTAAATTCTAATATGGACTCTAATTTAGATTTCAGTTTATCCATAATATATTATATAATCAGATTTTTTATTTTTTTATACTAATATTTATATGTATCTGATAATTCTTTTATTCACTATTATCGTTTTACTATTATTTGCGATGTATAGAACAACTAACGAGACATTTCAAGCACCCATTACTTTCAGCACCGATGATTTAAATAATGCTAAACTCCATAATATACAATATTCCGCAAATATACCCGGCATAAATTCTACAGGTGTATATGAATTACCCAATAAATGTGTGAAATATCAGTCAAAAATGTCTTGTAGTAACAACCAAAATGACATTGAAATGGGTTGTAGCGTCCCCATAAAACCGAATATGAATGGGGTTTGTAAGTGTGCGAAAAAGAATGTAGACATGCACTGTGACGCAGATCGTGCGAATATTAGTTGCGAGGAGGTCTGTCAAAATGCGATGTCCCCTAAATCATATGAATTTAACGGAGAAAATAGCCATATGGAGATGACGTTAAACGATTATGATAAATCCAATGGGTTTACCATTTCATTTTATATTAAAATGTCGGAATTCAAACGATATCCATTCAAACCACAGAACCTTATATATGCTAAAGATGAGAGTAATAATGAATTATTCTTAATATATATCAATACTAATAGAAAAATATGCGCCTATAGCTATAATACTAAACTGAATTATATTAATCATAAGGAATTAACTAATGATTGGTATCACATTTCATTCGGAAATAAAGGCAATACGCAGTTTCTTCAAGTGAACGACGAACGTAAACAAATACGCAATATGAATATAGATAATAATAGAGAATATGAAACATTGAATCTGAGCGTTGGTGTTGCCGCTAAAACCCATTATCCATTCAAGGGCTTATTGGGAAATATCACCATTTCTAAAGAGTTTTTAACAAAGGAGGCTATTTGCCAAGAAAATAAATATTGTTCAGATGAAGATATGAAGCCCCCAGTTGAAAAATGTATTTTTAAACCAGGTGGAAATACCCAAATCGGTTGTATTAAAAAGTGTCAAAACGATATGACTATTAATAATTGTTCGATTGAAAAATGTATTAATAAATGCGAAGGGTGTGACGATGAAACACAGTGCGACTGGTTAAAAGAGACTACGGTATTATCTAATATTAACCAACCCGCTCAGAAAGTTGTGGAAGACGCTAAAAAATGTGAATTTAACCCGTGGGGATTAACACCGACACACTGTACCGATGAATGTGTTAGTGGTAAAAATAAAAGTAAATATGGTGGCGACTTGTGTGATAAATCATCGTGTGAAAAAATATGCAAATCGTGTGAAAATATACGGTATTGTCCGTGGTTAGTTCCAGGTAAAAGTAAGGCTATTCCGTTGCCACCAAACCCCCCTAAAAATTTCGTAGGAATTCCGGTTGAGGGTGCCGTGTTATTAAGTTGGTCTAGACCCAATTCAAATGGTTCCGATATTACCAAATACAAAGTGTTATATTATAAGGCTGATAATCCAAATGATGGTTTATTTATGAGGGTGCTTGATGTGACTGGAACCAAAAATAAAGGACCCGAACTTAAACATACGGTGACTGAATTAGATAATATAACTTATAATTTCACGGTGATTGCCATCAATGCCAATGGGGCAAGTAAAATTGCTAAAATTATTAGTATAAAACCAAATACCGTTGAAGGGTTTCAAACTAATACCGTTGAAGGGTTTCAAACTAATACCGTTGAAGGGTTTCAAACTAACACCGTTGAAGGGTTTCAAACTAATAATCCGCGTAATTTTATTAATTCTATGATTAACACAAATAATGAACTATTAGAAAAAGAAGAAAACGAAGGCTGTAATTTATTTAATAGTTTACGGGGAAAACAAATTGAAATCAGTTTTTAAAATAAAAAAAAATATATATTTATATGAATAATTTAACAATACTAATTATTTTATTACTAGTTATTATAATTTATGAAATTGCCATTAACTACGAAAAATTTCAAGAAGAATTATCACCAAAACCACCTTCAAAATTACAAATAATAGGAAATTCTACAGAAACCGTAATCACTTTATATTGGCATAAACCCACTGAAAATTATGAAACAATTTATTCATATTTAATTTATACCTATGAACCCAATAAAGATGTAAATTTAAAAACAATTCCGGCATCTACCTCTAATTATTATGAAAAAACGTTTTACAATATGGATCCCAAGTTAGAATATAAATTTAAAGTTAGAGCAGTTAGCACAGATGGTTTAAGCGATGATAGTAATATAGTAATATTGAAACCAGCAGATAAAAACAAAAAAAGTCCAAGTGTATTACCACCACTTTCAAGAAAAATAAATTGTTTGCCAGATGGAACATATAAAATTGGGTCTAAATGTGAAAAATCAGTGTACCCGAGTACATATTTTAACGATGTCGGTCATGATAATTTATTGGATAAACTAAACGAAAAACCTAAAAAAAATGTATTATATTTTTAATTTTTTATTACTTTAATATATATATGGATTATAAACACATTTTATTTATTATATTATGGGTTATTATTATTTTACTAATAATTCACAATTCTCATAAAATAATTAGTTTTGTAACTGAAAATTTTGATACGAAGGTCTCCGTGACTAATGGTGGAACTACTAGTATAACGGTCCCCACGACGACGGGCTATACTTCTAATTGTCCATCTGATTGTCCATTATCTTCTATTATGTCGTATTTTCCAAACACCTCTGAACGATGGGGTAATGACGAGACTCAATGTGTTAAAGTCTTAAATGATCCAATTGCAAAGTGTGCACGATGTCCACCTGGAACTTTTGTAGATTATAATAATACATATGGGGTATGTAGCATATGTCCAGCGAATACTTATAGTGACTTAAATAATAGTTTAGAATGTAAAAAATGTAAAGGAGCTTCAGAGGGGTCGACTGAATGTACCCACGTTACACCAGTGTCTTCCAACTGTAATAGTAAAACATCATCTCATAAAAATGACGACATAATGTATACTCCCACCTTAGAAATGGATGATAAGGTCAAGGAAATATATCAAGGCAATATCGCGAAATTAAAACAAAACGAAACATTAAAATATAGAATAAGACGAATTGAAAATATTTTAGATACTGCAATTGAATAAAATAAAATATCGTTTAATTTTAATTATAATGAATTTTTCTTATTTAACTATTTTATTACTGGTAATAGTATTTTTTATATTTACCAAATTAGAAAGTAATAATAAATTACTAATGCTAACTTTTAGCATTGGTTCTATTTTACTATTACACGAAGTGTATATAAATATTGGATTGGAGCGAACCGAACACTTTCAAACCAAAATTGATTTAAATGATGCATCATTACAATTATCTGACTACGAGATTTATAGACCGGTTTCAACTCCTATTTTTTCAAGTTATAATACGACCATTTCAAATCAGTACGTGTCATTTATGCCTCTAAAAGATGATAAAGTGTTAATATATGATATAAAAAACATACCGTCGAAACCATTTAAGTTTCATATAATAAATAAGGATTTTAAACATGAAACAACATTAACGATGAAAAATCTAGACTCAACATATAATATAGCCGGACTTAGTTTTGACGATTATATAATTTTCGCAGGTGGAGCCGAGTTAGATGGGGGCAATATATCAAATAAAATTCACATTGTAAATAATTTTTATAGAACTTTGGCGACAATCCCCATTAAAAAAGGTCGTTATATGATGTCATCTGGTCAAAATTCAAATTACATATGCTTTGCCTTTGGTGTCAACGATTCCGAAACAATTTCAAAACAAATTGAAATTTACGATAAAAAGAAATATAATATAGAAAATCCGAAATCTTGGAAAAATGTGTCGTGTCCCTACCCTGGTCTTTTAAATACCAACGTTGTAATATATAATGATTCTATATATTTTATAGGTGGGTTTGATGGGACATCGTTTATAAATTCAATAATGGTGTATAATATTAAAGATGACGAATGGAATAAAATAGCAATGCCCAAAAAGTTTGATTTTAATTTATCAAATTTGGATTCAAAATTAATACTAGATAATAGAGACCCTAAAAACGACGCTTTATTTATTTTATCGTCCAGTAAAGACCAGGGTAAATATGTAGACCAATCATTGCTATTTTCAATTACCGATAATCCTTATAATGTCACAGATGGAATTACCTATACGGACAGTTCAATCAACAACATCGCTCTCAAGAACCCAACCGAAGATAACCGATTCAATTACTTCAATTTAGGGTCGTATATAACAGATATATTTAATAATGTAAGTATAACTACCAATTACACCATAAGCACATGGCTTTATATTCCTAAAGAAAATCGTGGTAAAAGTCGTATTATTTTGGCGGATTTCAATTTATGTAATGGAACCAGATATGCTAAATTAAATTTAGATTATACAAGTGTGATGCTTCATAATAATCGGTTATTGCCTTGTAATATAATTAATAAAAAATTATTAATAAAAACTAACGATGAAATACCAGAAGTTGAATATGATAAATGGTTTCATTATATAATTTCAGTGAAGGACGCGGCCGTTCCAACCACTACAGCCGTTCCAACCACTACAGCCGTTCCAACCACTACAGCCGTTCCAACCACTACAGCCGTTCC